GGTAATTTTGGACGGACGGCCCCGTTTATCCCCCCTTTTTGGTCGGTATTGGTGTCTCGTTCCACAACGATCACATCGAACATCGATCCTTAGCGGAATCCCGTCATGCCCGAGATGCACCTGATGATGCTGACATCTCCTTCCACCGTGGATGGCGTTGCAGCGCCATACGCCCTTCATGCGTCCACTTCCTCACCACAGACGGGGCAACATGCCTTACAGAACGTACGTCGCTCGTGTGTGCACTCCCACGGCTCTCCACAGACCGAGCAATGATCGCTTAGCATGCTAACCCATCTCATCTCAACATCAACCATGAAGTGCGGAGGGGGTATTCCTTATGGAACCCTCCTATGATTTTGAACCCATGCAGAAATCAGTGGAGTATTCCCCCCCCACTCGGAGAGAGTGATTCTCCGCTCGCTAGAGTGCGCACTAGCACCCTCGCATTCCTTCGGATGCTAGTACGCTCCTTAAGTGAGCGGTCAAGGGGATGCCGGCGGAGGACGGACACAGGGTCCGTTACCGCCGGGGAAGAGCAGGGGTGTCCTTCATGGGACCAGTACGCGTACAGGTGACCGATGGCAAAGACAGATTCGTTTTTCATTCGTGAAAGAGTGAGGACAGTGGCGGACGATGCATGGGCAACGGAAGAGATCGCACTTGGAGCTTTTGTTGACGCTTTAGGAAAAGTCGTATTGCGCATAAAAAATATCGCAGTGCAGTTCAAGGACGTGGGAACGAATGGACCCCCGATTCCTTCCAACATGGGACCGACGGGAGGAACTTCGTATCTGCGCTACGTGCTGACGACTCAACCACTCGATTCAACTACGGTGATCATCGACTTGGCAGAGAAGTCACTGATTGCCTCAGGGACTCTCCAGTACGTGTCAGGAGGAGATGGATTCGGCGGACCCAATGAGACTGCATGTGTGATCACCCAACATACTGATGTGGCTCCCCAACATTGGTCGAATGGGTACTTGGTTGGAGTGGAGACACTGTATCTTTCCATCTTCCAGAATAGCAGCATGGGAACGGATGAGAACAGCGCCTCCATTATTCTGGAATGCGTTTCTGAGAAGATGACCTCATCGACGGCCATGGCGCTAGCCCTCAGCCAGCAGTGATGGTCATGGCAGCGGTGGACACCCTAGCGGCCAAGGCTCTGTGTGGAGTCGTGCGGCAGGCTCTCGTGAATCAGGGTGTGCCTGAAAACGAGGCGATGAGGATGGCTGAGGCTGCATGTGTAGCCAAGGGATCTGCTCTTATTGAAACCGGACGGAAGAAGGCGACGAAGAAAGCCGTCAAGACGGGGAAGAGAATGACGAGGAAAACTCAACTCGCAATCAATCGAGGTCGAAAGGCGAAAGGACTCAAGCCCATCAAGTGGAAAAGAAAGGGTCGATGACCATGCGCGATGACGTGTACGTTATCTCCGGCGTATGTGATTGGGCGCTAGCTACTCACGCCGCTGTATTGGATCCGAGACTCCTGCACCTAGACAACGGCGATTTCAATTCCAATTTCATTGTCGAAGATTTTGAAGTATTCCCGAGCACCACGAATTACGTCACGAACAATCTCGTTGAGGACACTACCTTTGTCGTTCTGGCTACCAAAGAATCAGGCGCGATCGCAGCCACGTCACTTCCGAGCCAACCGGGTCGGGGAATGAACGTCGCAGACAATCGGCAAATTGCATGGTCTGTGTACGCAGGCAACTACGATGCCACCCACCTTGAGGACGGTCATCTCATCGTCAATGATCTCTACATCAATGCGTGGGTTATTCGTGACGACGATGGCACCATCCAACTGCCGGTTCAGGCTGTCAACTACATCATCACGCTCAGGCGAGTAGACACATCCACGGACCAAGCAATCTTTGCACTCATCCAAGAACGTGCACAAGACGACATCGCGCACGTTTGAGAACGCGTAATCGTCCAATCCCTGACCAAACTCACACGATTAGCAGGGACTATCGTTTGCAATTATGGATTTCGCTCGAGGTCGTTCACCTGGTGCGACTGAATCCTTGATTTCAGAACGAAATCCAAGGTTGTCATCAGAGGTCAGATGCACGGCGAAATCCTTCGTGCGTTTTCTTTTGCCGTTTTCGATTCTTCTTGGATGCGTACATGACTAGGATAGTCAACGACACATCATCGGGGAATCGAACATAGGTAATTTTGGACGGACGGCCCCGTTTATCCCCCCTTTTTGGTCGGTATTGGTGTCTCGTTCCACAACGATCACATCGAACATCGATCCTT